TATACAAATTGTAGCATACTGCGGAAGTTGCCCTTTTTCATCTAATTCGTGAAACCTGTTGCATTTTGCGAATAATTATCAATAGCCCCCTGTTAGCAAAAATCCCAGAGATATTTCAATATATCACTGGGATTCCATTTTTGCTATAGCAATGAGCCATGTGTCGTATCAGACTTACTACCAAAACGTGGATTTATTGCTTTAGCAATAAATACATCACAAATCAAATCAAGCCTATTATGCCTAATAGTATCCGTTTCTTTATCATAAACAAAGTCTTCCAAACTCCATATTTGAACTTCACGAAAAAACGGATAATCCACAATAGTTTTAGTCCCGATCAATTTAATAAATTCTTCTCGTAACATTCAAAAACCCCCTTAATCATAAACGCCTAAGTATTACCGATATATTTAATATAATTATAAACAAATAAATCAATCTGACTTCATCCACACAAAAACCCCCTTAATAATGCAAATTAAGCACTTTACAATACTCAAAAAACCATGATATAATGGTTTCACGAATTGTTTTTAAAACTGAATTATCAATTACCACTTTTGCCGTATCTTCCAAATACGGCATTATTTTTTCTCTATATTTCCTATTAAACTCTTTCAATTGAGCCGTACCGTTCTTAACCGCCATCACACAACATCTCAACTTAACATCTTCAATCAATTTCATTTGACCACTGTCAAAATATACTGTCGGCAAACAATCATTTATACAAAATCCTCTACCCATTATCATATCTGCATACAAATCCTCAAAGGTTAAATGACATTCATATCTCGTGAGCGTCTTATTTTCAAGTCCCAACTCTTTTGCCTTGTCATAAATTTTCACATTACCATTAGAACCACGAGTACCTATGTAAAACCCTCTACCGCCATTCCTACGCATTTCACAATAACTACGCCTACGCCCCATATCAATTGTCACATTATCTAACGGAATATCTGGTATATCACAACAGAAATCAGCAGAAACAACACGAATATCATGTACGTTATGAAAGAATCTTTTCAAAATTACATTTAACAGACCAAAAGTCATATCACACTTATTCGGGTTAAACTCGACAACCATATTATAATGCTTTCCACCAAAGTCCATCAATTTTTCCTGATTATGTTGATAGCCAACATAGAACCGATTATTAGGATAACAAGTATTACACGTTTCCAAATCCAACAAAGACATAGCCGACATTTCATCAATAGCAAAATTATAATGATAATCCTGTTTTTTAAATCCTAAATAGTGCTTAACACAAGGGTTATTAGGAACATATCTTTCTTGAAAATCCTTAAAACTATCTAACGTAACTTTTGTAACCATACGAACCATATCAACTTTAAATTGCATACAAGTCCCCCTAAACGTTAAAAAGAACACTTTAGACCGCTATATAGATAGGACGGTCACGCCGTTGACAGTTCTGGGGAGGCCTCGCCAGAGCGAGGGACGTCCTCGCCCTCGCCCACTGACGAAGCGCCCCCAACTTCTTGCCACATCCCAAAGCTATCATAAATTCGATTATACTTTTTCCTGTAAATAAAAAATTCTTGCGTCACCTTCTTCTTGATGCAATACCAAAAAGACACAGCAACAAATATCTTAACAGGGCTAAATCTAGTAAAGCCATAATTATTCAATTTTCTATGCTTAATATCAAATTCAAAACAATTCCGTATTTGCTTATCAACCAACATATCAAATTGACTAATTAACACAAAATCAAACCCAAAATGCCTATGGTATGTAAAAAAATCAATCCATGACCTTCTATCACAACGGCTAAAATCCCTAGGATTAAAAATTCTTTGACATTCATCCATAACGACCAAAGTCTGCCCTTCAACCCCATACACATGATTTTTTCTTGCATAATCAATAAAAAATTCTGCCGACATATCCTTAAGAGGTTTATGCACAAACACACCTGTTTTCCTTTTTCCATTTTTCGAGATGTAATCCATATTCAAATCAAAGGAGCAAATAACAGGCTTTTTAGCTACAACAAGCCGATTATATATCCTTCTCGCAATATGCAAAGACTTTCCAGAACCAGGAGTACCAGAATAAAACTCAATCATCAAAACACCTCCTATTCAATCGCACGTATCCACCTAAGAGCAATCATATAAACATAAAATACCGCAACAGCAACTCCCCAAGACTCCAACAAGGCAATAATCTGCGGAACAGGCACAATATAGCACAAAGCCCCAAACCACTTAGAATCCAATGTCATAGCCGATAAACCATTAAAAGGACTAGTAGGCAATATACCAACAATGCCACTCAGTAAAGCCACAAACCCGTCTATAATAGACTGACACAAAGCTAATAACACAAAATCACCCCTTTATAATCTTTCTAGTAATTAAAATCAGACCAACAACAACAGACGCATAACAGAAATAACGAACTATTTTAGCCCATTGCTCAAATTGTGTTAGATCTAATTCAATAACACCAGCTGAAGCCAATGGAGTACCAGAAAAATCAACTACCCACTTTGGCTCTACCGGCTGTATATTTCCAAAAGATTTTACACAATTAATCAAATCAAAGGGAATGCAGAAAGGAAAAACAGTAGAAAGTTTTATATTTTTAAATCCTTCAAAATTCAAAGCACCCTTTCCAATAACAGCCGTAGCAATAGCCGTAGGAAGTGCCTTAAGCTTACTAAGAATATCGGAAAGACCTTTTGCAATGCCTGTTAAATCACCAGTAACAGGAACATCAACCGTAGGAGCACCAACACCAGTAATAATCCCCGTATCTGGAGCATAAACACCTTCAACAGTATCCAACCCAGTCCAATCCTTACCAGATATAATACCAACCTGTTTTTCACCTGTTTTTGCATCATTTAAAGCATTGTTCCAATTATCTACCCAAGTATCACAATCAATCAAAGAACCCACATTAGGAGCAACACCAAAATCCAGAGAACCTAATTGTGGATGACCAAAAAGGCTACGCCCATAAGAATCAGAACCCCACACCCAACCAGAGTAAGGCAGAGAATCCGCAATACCAATGTAAACACTACGAGTCATAAAAGATTGACCCGTCTCTAAATTAACACAATTAACCACACCAGAATAAATAGGAATACCACGTTTATCTTCAACATAATTAATCGAAACAGATAAAACACTACCTACGGAACACTCATACAAAGTATCTTGTACACTTTCAAAACCAGGCTCATTATTATAAAAATGCATCAAAACATGAGTGCTATCAACAAAGGTAAAAACATACCCAGAATAAGCAGAACGGCTAAAACCATAGTAAGCACCATCAGAAAAACCACCAACCGAAACAGAATTAAGAGAAACAGTGGTACCAACAGAAGTATGTTTGTGAGAAGAAATATCAAAATCAAATAACCCACTAGCCACATCAACAACAGAACTCCAAAAGCTACGATACCAAGATGTATCAACATCTAAACTAGGAGTAAATACAGAATGCCCAGTATCAGCAGTTGCCCACGTTCCAGACTGATACCATTCCCAAAAATCAGATTTCTGCTGGGTAGAAAGCCCTTCAAAAAACTGTATAACCTCCTCTTGTTTTTGAGCATGAGTTTTTTCAAATCCAACAACTACACCCATAGAACCCAACAACCCATAGAAAACGTCAACAGTTTCACCCGCAAGAACCGCATTCGCATAAGCCTTCTGGGGACGAACCCCAATACCACCAATCAGAACCAAAAAAGCCAACAGAAACGCAAATATTCGTTTTTTCACAACCAAACCCCCTTTGCAAAACCTGTTAATCAACCCCGTTAAGCTTTAAAAACCCTACGCTTAACAGGGCATCAAAAGCTTATTGCCTGCCGAACCCCGTCAAGGCATAAGGTGAATATTTATACTTGACGGGGATAAGAAAAAGGCAGGACGATTTGTACGCCCCGCCCTATGTATATAAATGTCGGTTAATATTGCAGAAATTATTTACCAGTAATAGATTTAAAGAATTTTAAGCCAAGCTTCCAAATAAGGAAAACAGCAGTAATGCCAATACCGATAGGAGCAACCACCGCAACAGTTGCATTAAAGTCAGATTGAACAGTACCCAAAGCAGTACCCATCATAGTTGCAACGGTAGACGATTCACTTGCAAAGCAAGGTACAGCCGTAGAAACAACAGCAATAGCAGAACCTACCGCAACAGCCATTTTGGATTTCATACCACGAAAAGTTTCTTTGAAGTTTTTCATAAATTAGCCCCCTTAAAGTTTAAAATAATGCCCTTATCAAATCCCATATAACCGACATAGAATAACCACTTACAAAGGCGATACCGCCCAAACCAAAGCCCCACTTACAGCCAATCAAAATCAATTCTGAAAACTCAATCATGCAAACACCCCTATAAATTACGATTTTTAAAAGCCACAACAAATATCAAAACCAAAACAACCGCAACAATAGCAAAGTTCGCAACAACTGAAAGCTGACCTAGAATTAAGATATTTCGAACATCCACCGTTGTCCAAACCTGTTCAACGGTTTCTGCTGTTGCCACTACGTCCAATCCATCCAAGCAACACCCCTCCTAAACCATAGTAGAAGTCACAAAACGCGAACAAGATTCTTCAAACCAAATCGCAACACCGCCAGAGCCAACAAAAAACAGTTCCAAGTCGTTGATATGACTAAGCACATAATACGGAGTCACTTTATCAGATATAGCTAAAAAACCATCATACAAGCAAACATCAACAGTAGCGTTACAGAACTGAGTCATATCAGAGCACCCCTTTATTAGTTAGCTGCCTTTACAGTTTTACCACTCTTAAAGA